TTAACTTTGTCATCGATCCTGACCATTTCAAGAGTATATCTACCATTAGATAGATGCTCCTGTTCCCACTTCAACTCCAAGGACCTTTTTGCTTTGTATAGGTCTTGTATCATTAACAACCTCCTCATAGGTTATTCTATTCAACGAGCCAAACATTCCCGTTTTTTCCCAAACTATACTATTTTCTCCAAGTTTGTCAAGGATTGCTTGTTCTAGTGAATTAGGGTCATCTGCTGATTCTACTGCAAATTTTGAGTAGTGTCCGTACGCATTTATCTGTATCAAGAATTTTTTCATAAGTCTCACCTTTTGTATTGTAATTGTGGCGAGACTGTGTCCCGCCACAAAAAATTTATTGATTACGCACCTTCAACGCCGAAGATACCTCTAGGGTCAGAAACTCCGAAAGAGTATCTTTCTCTAGCTTTGTATCTTACGTTTCCAGTATCAAAATCGCCTTCCATTGCAGTTGTCAATGGAGCTCTATTGAACATTTTCATGCCATTTGGCACGTCTGTAATGATATAGTACGAATCTGTATCAGTTAGGTAGTTGTTCACTCTATAACCTTGAGGAATCATACCCATTGATACGATTGCATTGATATCGTTATCAGCTGTTCCAGTTCTACCTTGAGACTTCATAAGTCTTTCAGCTGTGAACTGATTTTCAGAAGGAATGATCATTTTCACTCCTCTTGCTGCGATTCTTAAACCTCTTTCGTCAGTCATTTGACCGATGTCGATCAAAGATTGCTCTAAAGAAGTTTCGTTTAAGTCCGCTTGTACAGCTAGTGTATTTGCGAAAGTTCCAGCTACTGTTGGGTGAGCTGTACTAAATAAAGCAACTCCGTCGCCTGAATTAAATGTAGCTACACCTGGTAGTCCATTTATTAAAGGTTCAACAGATTTTACTTGTTTCGCATTACTCATAGATCTAGCTAAAGCTTTTGTATATCTAGACGCAAGTCTATCATACAAGTTATCCTCGATCGCTTCTTCAGTGATCGCGAATGCTAAAGCTACAGTCTCGTGAGTGTATCTAGCAGAGAAAGTTTCTTGTGCTTCATCAAATGATACACCAGATCCTTCACCTTTTACTTGTGCGTTTGCAAAGCCAGATAACATAACTTCTTCTTCAAAAGCTCTGTCAGATGACTCTTCAGTATAAATTTCAGCATGCTGATTTTCATACCTTTTATATTCCAGGCCGAATAGTGCATTCAATCCTGGCTCTAGTTCTTTGACTAGTTGTGATCGTGATATTGCCATAATTTATCTCCTATTCTCCTATTACGATTGTAGCTCGATTAAGTTCGGACAAACAACCACTGAACAGAATCCTGCAGTAATATCCTCATTTTCAGGATCTTCTGCGACTCTTAAAAGTCTCAATGATTTGTTGTCTGCACCTGTAACGCCGATGTTCAAAGTTGATGTGGATTTACCAGTTGATGTAGAACCAGCTGATGCATTCATATCATAAGTTTCTAGGAAACCTGCTTGAGTCACCGCAGCGTCTGTGCCGCATACATATTGTTGTTGTGGGTTATCTATTACAAAAGCGTCGATATCTTCGCTATTTGCAGGAACTGTATTAGCAGTATAGAAATTTGCAAAAGTTGGCTTCAAAGTTGTAGCCGCGTTAAAGAAAATTCCATTTAGTGTGCCAATAACAGGTGCAGCAGCCGTTTGACCGTCTACAATGTATCCTGCAGCAGAAGCGACCATGCCGCCTTGGAATAGAGTTGTCCCATAGTTAGAATCGATTTTGTATTTTCCTTGACCTGAAGTCGCTGGTGTTTGACCAAGAGCGCCTGCAGGAGTAAATCCAAAACCTTGTGTGTTTCTATTTGCCATAGTTGTTACTCCTTATGAACCTGCCGTCGTGAAACGGCCTCCAGTTCGGTTTATATAAATTCAGTGATTGAAAAAATTATTTTTTCGTACCACCGAAGGTTACACGAGATTGCCTCTCAACATTGATAGGCATTCTATTATCCTGCTCCTTCATAAGATCGGTATTAACAGCTTCATCTCTTTGTTTATGACGATTTGCCATATACTCTTGTCTTTGCTTCGCGATCTCGATAGGTACCTTCGCAAGTAGAAGGCCACCGACCCCAATCATCCCCTTGTATTTGCCGTCATCAACGACAGGATAATCGCTAGCGTTTTCAACTTCTTCGGCTCTAACTAATTCATATCCTTCTCTTAAACGTCCAGATATATTTTTAGTGTCCTGAAAGCCAACGCTTTCTGCTCTTATCCATCTGTACCTGAATCCATCAGGCGCAGGGGGTGCATCTAGAGAAGATGGTGGAACCCACACTTTAGGTCTTTCAGACTTTGACCGTGTTTGGCTCGCACG